CAAGAGAGTGATTTCTCGGAACTTGACAAAGCTGCCAATCGTGAAATTTTCTTGCGTCCGCTTGCCAGAAATGCAAAGTCCTGTCTTCTTTAGAACGAATGACCTAGGTGTTCCATCTGAGGCTGCATCACCCACCTCGATATCGCAAAGAAGATTTCCATCACTATCAGTTTCAGAAAAGTCGATATTCTCCAGAAGGATATACTCGATACCTCCGTCAGAACTGACGATGCTTCCAGATTCTATTACCGGAAGCGCTGAAGGAACTGGAGAACTGACTCCGTTTATGACAGTGGCAGGAACAACAATGTAAAAAGATTGATCCACTACTGCAGGAGAAGCGCCGGTAATTTCTACGCCCGCTTTCTTCAGAAGCCTTTCTATGTTAGCTGTTTCTACAGCGAAATCTGGATCCAATTCACTGAATTGATGATCTAGATAAAAAGACATGACATCCCCGACGTACGCCGCAAGATCGACCATCATACCACCAAGGCTGGCTTCTGAAAAGTCGTTGTTAACGTTCTCTCCGTAGAACGTTCTAGCGTATTCGATAAGATCAGCTCGAAGACCGTCAAAATCTTTATTGAGGAATTTCCTTTGACGAACAGCTTTGAGGGCGTCGTTTTTAGTACTGGAGGCCATTCTTCTTGTGTTCCTTTAGCGCAGCTCGCGCTACCATCAAATTCTGTCGAGAGATTTCTCTTCTAGATTCATCCCAAATTGCTTTTGGCTTTGGATCGAAATGATCACCTTCAAATCTCCAAACGAATCCTCCAGCAGTGTCGATCCCTCGTCGACAACACAGGCCAATATTTGTGATATTAGTCTCTCGAAAAGCTTGCATTTGCGATGGATAAGTAGCGACTACCTCTCCTTCGAGAGAATACTGCACGATTGGTTTCTTAGACTTCGCTGTCCTCATTTTCAAACGTGTCGCTTCAGACTTTGACTTTCCTGCTAATTTTTCACTTATCTGCTTCTTCGTCTCTTCGTCGTGTTTCCTACCCCGAACTCCGCCGCCGCCAGCAGTGAAATTAGCACCCCACTGACCCTCTAAATCGCCTCTTGTCTTGTGTCGAGCGATCAATTCCTCTTCGAGATCGAATGCTGCTTGTTCATCTAGAGTAGAAAAGACTACCTCTCTTCTTTGTCCGTAAGCAACCGATATTGCACGATGACGTGGGTTCTTTCTTTCAAGAAGTTTTACTCGTCCCTCGTCTCCCTTTCCGACGTAGAAGGGTCTCGGATTCTCTTCCCGAGTCCAGTCGATATATACGAAAAATGGATCCATTATGACACGTACAGGATTATGTCGACGGCTTGATCAGTAACTGAAAGGAGAGGAAGGTCGTATGTGATTCTAAACCTGACAACCCCCGTTTTATCGCGATCTTCGAACTCTTGGTGCAATTCGAATCCGTTCAAAGCGACGTATGGCATCCATTTACTAACTGCCTGTTTGACTCGCAACATAACATCGGTTTCGAAAGTTTCTCTGGCGGTTATTTCGAAAAGAAGTTCTCGAAGATTTGCACCGAAATCGTATAGCCCGAGACGTTCTCCCCAGTTGGTTTCGATAAGATTTCGTAGATTGTCGTTTACCTGCTCTGGAATGTCGTAATGCATCGCGAAGATTCCATCGGTTTCTACGATTGGAGAACGAACAGGAGTTTGAATTCCGACAGGAATCGGAGATTCATCAAGGGTTTCAGTTTTTACGGTCGTCGTAGTTTTACCGACGCTCTTAAAAGAAATTACAGCCATTTTCAGACCAATCCGAGGAACGTTCCAGCTAGCTTAACTACCTGTCCAGTTCCCAATACCGATCCGATGATATCGCAAACCATCATGGCAACAAGATTCTGTAGTATGATGATAATAGTCGCGACGAGGAGTTTGGGAAGAATCAATAGCAACCCGAGAGTCTCGAGCAATTTGAGAAGAATATCTAGGGCCAGACCTGCGATCTTCAAAAACAACTCTCCTGGATCAGGAGAAGGAATAGAGATCAAACTAATGACAAAATCTGGTTTTAGGAGTTCAATCGGAATTGATAGGAGTCCTATGAAAAGGTCAGGAAAGATTATGAAATCGAAATCTGGAATCGGAGGAACTGGCAAGGCGGGTGGAACGGGAGGAGCTGCTGGCAATCCAGGAAGATCAGCAGCGAATTGAGCTATTAAACTAGCATCGATCCCGTACTTTAGAGCCAATTTTGCTTGCAATTTTGGATCTGGGAGAGCCAGAGTCAATTCGGGAAGGTCTATATCTACATCGAAGAAAGCTGTTGGATCGAAAAGCGCTGGTGCAACTATATTCCCAGGAATGTTGAGCATCTTGACAAGAGGCTCGTATAGCGTACTCACTATGAGCTTCTGATAATCCTTTTCAGGATCGATCAACATTGGTGTCATCAAAACAGACAAAGGAGATGGATCGAACCAAAGCAAGTCACCTAATGGATCCGTTGGTTTTACGATCAACCTATCAGGATCGATCAATTTTGGTCCCGGTATCGGAGGAAACGGAACTCCCAAAATAGAAGAAATCTTTGGTCCTTTTCCGTTTAGGTTTCCACCAGCGAGCAAGAGAATTACTTGAGCAACGAATGCTTCTCGTGCTTCCTTGGTCAGCTTACTGTCGTTTCCAACAAGGCCTACTCCTAACGGACCTAAGATCGGTGAATTGTACGCCATTTACTTGGCTACAACTTTCTTGGCGAAAGCTCCATTTGGTCCAGCGGATCCAACAGTAGACCCGATCGTGGAAACGATAGGAGGTGCTGTAACATTTCCACCGGCGGCAGCTGCAAGGGGTTGACACAAAATAGCCATAGTGGCATCGTCCCCGCCCAATTTTATCAGACCGCTATCAGAGGGAACAAATATGATGTTTCCATCCTTTACTACAATTCCGGCACACTCATTTTCTGGTGTGTCTTGAGTTGGTTGGAGGATGTATTTGATGGTCTTTCTGGCGATGATTCTAACATGATCAACTTTTATGATCCCGTAGGGTCCCTTTTCATCCTTGGAAATTCCTTTCAATTGGACGTTGAAGTTCTCGTCAGCATCCGAATTCATAGAGATGTAGATTCTCCCTAAATCGAATTCGAAATCTGGGTCTCCCTCGCTCTCATTTTCCTGAGAAACATCTTTCAGAGTCTCTGTTTTTCCAAGGGAATTTTCAACGATTCCTGGAGCCGTTCGGGGATTTTGTCCGCGACCAACAACCAAATCGATTGTTCCAGATTTTTCGATCTGATCAGTATCGGGCTTTTTGCTTGCTATTTTTCCCTTTTGTGGATCGTCAATAGTATCCGCTGTTGCACCTGCTCTATCCGTACCCAACACGATGAGAGTGTTATTAGATCCTTGTAGAACGTAATCTCCTGGTCTCTTCCTGTAGCGAGGAACTTCTTCCATCTCAGATAGTTTTCCGGCGTCAGATTCTTTGATGATCTTCTCGTAAACATCGACTTCACCTGTGATCGATGCAGTAGACGAAATACTCTTCGTATCTGTTCCGTTTTCTACGAGAGCTCCGTTGTTGAAGCTGGGAACTTTTGTAGTTCGTCCTTCGAACTTATCGATAGTTCCAACCTCAGAAGCTATGTGGTTTTTTCGGTCTGCGTGAGTATGATTGACATCCTCAACATTCCTGGGTTCATGAATCCTAGTGATCCAGAATCCATAATCCTTTGTTTTCCCTGGTTCGTAGAACACCCAAACGTGCTCTCCGGCCTTGACAGGCAGCATCATATGACTCGAAAAAAACGGGAAGAAATATTGACTTCCTGAGTCTGCACCAGACGCAGAATCTATGACTTTTTTGCCGATGATAGTGTTTAGAGGAGCTGCACGCAAGAACTCATCGTTTCGTAGTCCGTACTGCTTCACAAGAGAATCGATTCGTTTATCATCTAAAATCGATGGATCAAAGATTACTTCTTCCACGACAACACGTTGAAATACCCTATCTCCTCCGTCGGAGTTGACAGCTCCCATGAGAACTCCCGACAGAGCATCTCCTGCTCGGCCTTCAGCTGCCGCTGCAACACCGAGAGTTCCTGCTTGT